TACAAGATATACAAAACAGATTGGGTAGATGAAGATGATTTTTTAGTAGAGTTTGAGGATATTATTAAGATTGTTGATGAGGAGAAAAGCTGATGATTAAAATGCCGAATGATATTGATTTTACCTATCAAGAAAAAAGGTCTAATAAAGAGATTCGGATAGATAACTTATATCAAAGCTATTTAAGTGATTGTCTAGCCTACAAAGAGGTTTCTGTATCTAAAAATGTATGGCTACAGGCCAACAAAGATTTTTTATCTCAAAAATTAAAAGAGGAGGAAGCATGAGTCAACCAAATCAAAAAGACTTAGGTCAAATTGCAGAAGCATTAAACGAGCATTATGGAAGAACTATGAATGGCGATTTTGAGCCACATCATTTATACAATGTGGTTATCTTAAATAAATATGTTCCAGATTGTCCCGCTTGGGTAGGCGATATAGCACTTGTTGTTCATGGTCAATCTTGTTGCAAAGATATTCTTTACAGAATAGAAGATAAATGGACATGGGTTGAAAGCATGAACGAAGGCGATTACAACCACAAAAAAGAATTAATATAGGAGGAAGCATGAGTTTATCAATAGGAATAGGAAATAAAGTAAAAGTTATTGACCAAGAAATAACAGGGACTATTGTTGATATTTACAATAATCTTATCATCATTAGTGATGATAATGCTGAAACTGATGACGACAGATTAGAGTTTCATATTGATGATTTAATAACAACAGAGGAGCAAGACTGATGGAAATAAAATTAACAGCAAAAGACACACATACACTCATTAAGATAATTGATACAGAAGATTATCCAAATACAGATATTAATACTTTAATACAAGTTGAAGATTACGAACTACGCAAAGCATACGGAAAGAAATATAACGAAAGTTGTGGAACAGTAATTGTAGAGGAGCAAGCATGAGTAATTATGTAGATAAATATATTGATGAAGAAGGTAATGTTGATAACAAACTCACCCTTAATCAAAAAGGTTTTGAGGGTTTAACAGATGATATTGAATTACTTGTTGAAAAATATACAGGTATTGAGGATTCAGCTTTTATGAAATGTGCTGATATTCGTGAAGATATTATGTTTTTAATAGAAGCTATACTAGAGGAGCAAAGCTAATGAAAATTAAGTTAGACGACTATCAAATGAAGATAACAATAGTTATCTATGACAACGATAAGTTTATTCATCAACACGACCACACAGTTTTACAAGATGATGCAATCCAACTTATATTTAGAGATATAGACAAGGAGTACGGAGTTGATCGAAGTGCTGATTGATAATTTAGTAATGTTGGCTATAGTGCTTTGCATTGTCTTTTTAACTCCAAAATACTAATATGTTTGGACACTACAGCGACATATTAGGCACAAGCGTAGAATGGACATGGACAACAAGAGAGGCCATGACATTTAAAACCCATAAACCAAAAATTCAAGAGCTTAAAATACTATCTAAACTTGATAGAGATACCAAGAAAAAAGTTAGAGATGAAATCTACAAGCAGATAATGAATCGTGAACACCCAAATAAAAGCAACAAGCTTATCGTTCGATCTTATTAACAGGGTCTTGGGTAATAATAGTAGCTTCATCTACTCCTTCATCTAATAAAGGTTTGTAATCACCCACAAGCGTTTTAATTTTAGTTTTTAAATCTTCAATAGACAGGCTTTCTAAAGATCCCGTTCTAATTTCTTTACGCTCAACATACAAGCCAGCCGCACGCCCTCTTTGTACTTCGGCAGCAACAGCAGATGTATAATTACCTTTATCCATAGCAGCATCTCTAATCTCAGCTAGTTTTCTGATGTGCCTACCATAAGTAACTTGGTATTTACTTGCTAATTGATTTTGTAAATGCTCAATAAACTTAACAACTTTAGGATACATTCTTGGATTGGTTAGCTCAGAGGCCCTAACAGAAGCGGAAGATTTAGAATAACCCGCAGAAACTGCACACTCTTCTTTAGTCTTACTGCCGTCGTTGTAAACAAATTCTTCAGCAAAACGTTTGGCTTTTTCTGTAATATCAAAAGTGTTGCTTACTATATCTTGGTCTTTTATTTTTCCCATTGAGGGTAATTTAAACATAGAAAGAGCTTAGACGACAAGGGGGAGAGTAATGTCGTCTAAGCATGAGAGAAGTGAGTACCTAATAATAACACTAATTTTCACATAATGTACATAATGTGGACATAATGTGGTAGAAATTAGGTCGAAACCCTTATAGGACCTAGTCTACAGGATTACCTAATGCCATAATGTCATTTTATTGCTAAATTTTGATAGTCAGTTCTTGAAAAAGTCAGAGAAATAGAAATTCACATTAGGTGTATTTATAAATTAGGTCTATATGGGAAAGGCTTTTTAGGTCGTTTTTACCTAATTTACACATAATTTCTAGGTTTTGTTCACATTAGGTCCTTGGTCCCTCGTCCTTCGTCCCTAGTCCTTATAACAACTAACTTTCAACCTTTTTACTTAATTATTTCTATATCCGCGTGTGTTTCAATGACCACTCGCGCGCCACAACCAAGGATCGGTTTACCGTCTTCACCATACCGCACTATCGAATCACCTTTAATCTTTACCGCATGACAATAAGTGTTGGTCTTGCCTTCTTTTATAGTGATAACTGGCTCATTGGTAGCGTGTTTTAAGTTAGCTTTGATCTTATGTTGATTAACATGAATGTATTTTTTAGCCATATCTAACGCCGTCTTCTCCTTACCCGTAATTGTACAGGTTTTTAACTCTACCTAGTTTGACTTATTACTTAGCTTCTAAGTGTCGTATTTCGTAGCCTTCAAAAACATTACGTATATTAATTAATTTACGTTCTGTTTCTGGCAAGCCATTCCAATAAGCCGATACAGTTTCCTGTTCGTAACGACCACAGCCTTTGCATCTTTTGTCGCCCCATTGTTGGACCGAACATCTACCGACGCATGGACTATCTGCCAAACTAGACACTTTACCGTCAAGTCTTAGTGTCATAATATGGAAATTATTGCAAGTTTTATCTGCCTTGTCCACGATATTTTTTAAAAGATCGCTTCTTGTCCTTGTTCATGTGCGAAAAAGATACGTTACGACTCGAACTTTGCGACGTGCATTTGGCCTTGTGCTTGTTCGGATCGATCGCTTGTACTACTCTGAGTTTAGCCATTACAAATTCCTCTTAATCTTTTCAATGAGTTCTTGGGTAATAATTTTTGATTGAGTGTCTAGCTCCAAACGATGTTTGGCCCGCATCATTTCATTTAATTCTAGTTCTGGATTGTCCAAACAAAACTGCACTACATCAAAGTCACGCATCTTAATTAAGATACTACGCAGTTGTCTGATTGTCTCTGGTTGTTTCATACATTTATTATAACTTTATTTATAGCTTCGACCATAGTCACCGTAATTAACTTTGTATAACGCGGGGGGAGCCTTGACCAAACCACCTTTTTCAATGCCTAACCACCCTTCAAACTCACCCCTATCAATCAGCTCACGCAACGGTTGTAGGTCTATAATAAAGAAACCACCAGTGCCGTCCCTCTCACCAGAAACTTCTTGAACAGGTAAATCATACTGCGCAGCAATATCACGCAACTCCTGTGCCGCCAAATCATAGATACCACCCGCCGCAGTCTGCGAAGAAGTTTTAGTGGCTAGAAAACCTTTGTTGTTAGGCACGGCCACAGTAGTACCGCCCTTTTTCAATTGATTAATAATCGTACTCAAAACCCCTTTACGTACATAAGAGTCAGCAAACGGCTGATTGATTTCAGGAATCATGCCGTACTCATCTGCATACTGTTTGTAGCCCTTCGGTTCTTCAGCCGAAAAATACTCATTTAATTTTTTCTCGATGTTATCTATTTTAGGAAATAACTCTGCGACTTCTGGACGTTGTATTAATTCTTGAGCCGTTTCTTTATAAGCGTCGACAATTTTCTTTTTGGTCTGTAGTTTATTGTGCATACGCGTCGCCAACTGATCTTTTATTTGCTCTACACCAAGTTGACGTTGTAATTCACGCGGCACAACTAAATCAAAAGTTGTACTAAAACTATTTAGATCATTGAAGTTTCTGTTACGATCTTTATTAGCCTCTACAGCTTCTTCTAAAGTTCTAATGCTACTAAGATCCACGTTACGTCCCATTTGCGTAGCCAACTCTTTAATTCTTGCGCCGGCCGAACCTTTTTTATTGCTACTAACTTCTGCAACAACAAAATCTAAATAATCACTAAAGTTTTCTTTTTCAATGTCGTGCAACATTTTTTTTTCTAGTGTTGTTTTTTCAGCAGCTCTTGGAATAATTTGCCCACCTAGATAGCTGGGCTTCGTTGGTTGTTCGTCAAAGCGCTGTTGTAAAACATCCACTACTGCGGTCACAGTTTTTGCGGGCGCATAATCATTTGGCTGTTGATAAACGTCGCTAATTACATCGAATTCTGCAGAAAGATCTTCTAAAAGATAATTCGACTCTAAATAATCATCAAACCTTGTACCATCTTCAGAAGCTAAAGGATCAAAAGAACTTTCTTGTTTTTTTCTTAGTTTATCTATTTTATCGTCAAGGACGTTGTAGCGCTGCAAAATAGAACCATCATAGAAACGTTTTGGTAGTTCAGTATCGTATGCCAAAATACTAAAGTTGACGGTAGGACTGTATTTAATATTAGTTTTTGTTCCTGATCTGCTTATCTCGTTTAGCATACTATCTAATCTATTAAATTCTACAGAATCCGAACCAAGATCATCTGCTACATCTTCATTTGGATTTATTATACTCGCGGAATTTTTTAGAATATATTTTTTATTTATGTCTAGCACAGCGTCTACTTTTTCTTTGTGTTTTTCAAAACGCGGTGTGTTCTTATCAATAAAACGTTTAGTAAATCTAGGTTTTTTTGGATTTCTCATTTCTTGATGATAGTCACTTTGTATTTCAGCGATAACTGCATCAACTCTTATAGGCTTGTTGTTATCATTATACAAAGTTCCAGACATACCCCTTACCCAAAATAAAGGTTGACCATAATCACCTCTAAAATGACTCTTGTCATTAGCGTAACGAGAACGAGTAATAATCGCTTCTATTCGTTCATCTGCAAATAAAGTATTGACACCGTTTTCTTCTAGTTCCTTTTGCAGCAGCTCTATTTTTTCTTCTATGTTAGGGTTTAATCTAGGTATGTAAGTGTGTTCTAACTGAAAGTAATTTTTTTGTCCCGCAAGATTTAAACCTATATCTTCATACCTTATAGGGTTTTCCTGTACCACAGTCCCCGCCATGTGACCTTCCATGTGTCGGTCTATATCTTCTTTGCTAATTTCTTCTTCACCCTTTAATTTTAAGAAAGTGTCCAACTCTGAATCCTCTATTTCTTGTTGAGCTAATTTGTCTTTTTTAGAATCACCCGTAATAAGTTCGTTGTAATAATTAATTGCTTTATCTCTTACCGGCATATTCTGTATGGCTTCACGCACAACACTAACACTAGCAAAATTAGGATCAATTTGTAAATCCGCTAATAAATCACCGCCACCTAAAACTTCTATGTTGTCTTGCAAACGCAGAGCCTCTGGAGTTTTTAATAAAACCGGCGTAATGCCCGGCGTGTAATTTAATTTTCTATAATCTGGTTTAAGAAATCTTTCATCAGCCCGAACAAACTTCAACTCGCCTTCTAATCTTGTTTGTTTATTTTTAGCAACTTGACGTAAACTGTTTTCTATCTGGGTTGTAAAAAAATTTTCTACATATTGGTCTTCAATTGGAATGTCTTGTGGTCGCAGCATCGTAGCGTTAGCTACCCTAACAGCTTCGGCATTGGTTACGTCCTCTAACAGTTGTTGATTGGCTTCTCGATTTCTTTCCGAACGCAAAGCTAGCTCTTCTCGCTTTCTATCATTACGCAAAAAACTCTCTAATTCAGCTGAGTGCGTCTGTACATACATTCTAAATTGTCCTCTTGCCTCGGCTATCTCTTCCGCGGTTAAAGAATCAACTTCTTCTAAATTAACATCATCTAATAAGTCTTCTATAAAAGGTGTATTAACAACTTTTTCATCAAATAACTCTGACCCTTTGTCTAGGTAAGAATCCTGTAGTCTCAGTCGAGTAAGTTCAGCAAGATTCTCTATCCCAGTTAGTTCCGTTACTTCAGCTTCTAAAGCTCTATTAAATTCTTCTACAGGATAAGCAGAAAAACTTTGGTTCTCCGCTTGCTCTAAAAATGCTTCTTCCAAAGACGGTATACTACGACCTGCGATAAATTCTTCCGGAGCGTTTGCAAAAATATCACTAATACTCATGGAGCTGTAATCAACCTCTAGCTCCATTTCCTGACTTTTTACCCCTAGTTCTTTCTCACGTTGCCTTAATTCCGCTATTCTTTGCGACCCCTGAGTTTTTTGCTCAGAAGTTAGTTCTGAATTTTTAGCTTTTTCTGCTATTTGTATTCTTTCTACTCGTATTGCAATAAGCTCATTTATTTGTGCTAAGGATAAATTTTCAACCAATCCACCCCTTTTTACCCTGAGGAGATTCAAAACCTCTTGTGTAGCTTCTTTTTGTATTTTTAATTCGTTACTTCTTTTTTCATCTGCTAAAACTTTTGCTCTTTTTGTTTCAGGGTCCGCAATAGTTTCATACCCTTCAAAAGTTTCTTCAGAATTTAAAGAAGCAAATTCTTGCTCCAATTCCGCAAGTGTAGTTTCTACGTTTTGCTGTATTTCTTCTACTATTGGTTCCTCTACAATTGGTTCCTCTACGATTGGTTCTTCTACTATTGGTTGTTGTTCTTCTACTACTGGGGCAGCAGGTAACAATGGTGTTTCGTCCGTCGTCAAAGGTTCATTTTCTATTTCTTGTCTTGTGCTTGCATAAATACTGCTCGGTGCTTGTGCGACACCCCCTGTCGTACCACCAATCAAACCTTCTCCAAAAGCTGCTTTTGGATCTAATTGTAGACCTGTATCCGTTAGCGCACTGCTACCAATCTGTTCAACAAAGCCTTGTGAGGTTTCAGTAACACCTTCTCGAAGTGTTGAACCAAGCACTGTACTATTTAATTTACCAATGCCATAAACTCCAAAAGCATTTAACAAACCGCTACCCAACGCAGTGCCACCAGCACCTGACCAATCTTCCCAGTTTGGTTCGTCTCGACCATTGGCTTTGGCTCGAGCTATAGCAACCGGTCCGGCTATTTGTGCGGCTTCAAATAAAGTGGGTGCTAACACCGCACCCGCAACAGCTCCAACTGGGCCACCTACCGCAGCACCTGCGGCACCACCAGCGATACGAGAAGCAATTGAGCCAGCCAATTGCCCAGCTTGTTCGATGACAGCTCTGGGTAAAAATCCTACGTCATAGCCCAAACCATTTCTATTTAAGAAACTTTCGGTAGCAGACTCATAATTTTCGGGAGCTTCAAATAAATCTTTAAGATACTGGCCAGAGTCTTTAAACCCCATAGCTTGAAGAGTAGTACCTATATTTTCAAACGGCTGATCGGCCGCATAAGCAAATGCACTTGCTATCGAGGTATCTTTTTCTTGTTCTTCAACAGCCATAATAATTTTTTTAATGTTTAATTATATCTTCGTCAATAAAGATATCTTCATTTTGCATCAACATATAACAAAGCATAGTAACGACAACATCTCGATCTAATTTTTTGTTACCTACTAAAGTAGCTATTTGAATCATAAATGCGGTAGTTAAGTCCCACGCTAAATTTTTGTCTTCAAACGCTTCTTCTAACAAAGGGTCTAGTTTTTCTAAAACTTCAGCAATATTATCGTTAATTGCAAAACGTTCGTGCAAATCTGTTAGTAACTTCATAATTTAATTATACATTTAATCAAACCATTGGCGAACTTCTCCAAGTACTTCGTTGCTTATTTTTACTTTATTTAGTAAAGTTTTTAAAATCTTCTCGTCAACTGTATCTTTTGCTACTAAATCAATGTAAGTACAACTATTGTTCTGACCAATACGGTGAATACGGTCCTCTGATTGTATACGTAACTCTAAATCGTAACTGTTTGAGTAATAGATTATAACGTTTGCTTCTGTTAACGTGATTCCTCTACCACCTGTCTGTGGATTTGAGATAAAATACTTCAGCTCGCTATCCGGGTCTTGGAAGCGAGTAATTATATTTTGACGTTCATTTTGAGGAGTTTCGCCGTAGTATGTGGCCACCGAATTTTTTCCATATTTTTCTTGCAGCATTTCTGCTAACCTCTCTATGTCTGTACGGAACACAGCAAATATCACAACCTTACCATCCGTCTCATCTAGTATATCCGATACCGCCTGTAAGCGATTATTTTCTAAATAGATAGTCTCGCCTTCTTCATTCTTAAGACTCCCAGCTACTACTTGTTGCAAACGCATTAGCTGAGTTAGTACATTCATAGTCGAGAAGGTTTCGTTTTCCAAAACCATAATAGCTTCTCGCTTCATTTGCTCGTATGCCACCTTCTGTTGTTTACTAAGTTCAACATAACGTTTGGTATAAACTTTTTCTGGAAGATCCAAACATTCATCTTTGGTATAACGTATTGAAAAATTCTTAAGAACTTCTTGCAGTTCTTCTAAGCGTTGAAAGCCAACAATCTGATCAAAGCCCCTTGCTCCCATTTGTTGACGTTTCATGATTGCGTAACGCGCTCTAAATGCGTAATAACTACTGTACCCCAATAGTTTTGGGTGCAGAAAATAACACTGTGAATACAAATCCAACGGTGCTTTTGTTATTGGAAAGCCGGTTAAGATTCTTCGATAGTTAGCTAAAGGTGCAAGTTTAGTTAGATTCTTAGTGCGCTTGGCTTTTGGATTTTTTATAGTTGTCGATTCATCAATAGCCAATAAACAATCATGAGTCGTTAAAAATTCTTCTGCAAAGATACAACCTTTGTTAGTAGCAAACGCTTCAACATTAATTAAAAAGATATTTAGTACCCCAGTGCTGTCTTGCTCAACCATATCCTTGAAGTCCTTGGTCCATCGTTGTGTGTGATTGGGCTGCCATACTAAAACGTTGCGTTCAATGTCATCTGGCAAGTGACGATCCAATTCATTGATGTTCCAATTATCCAACACACCTTTCGGTGCGACTATTACTACCCCGGATAATTTTTCTTCTTTGTATAGTAAGGCAATGTTGTCAATCAATATTTTTGATTTGCCCAAACCCATCTCTAAAAATAAAGCATAGTTATCTTTCTCATAACTTCGTTCCAAAGTTTTGTATTGATGATCGTAAGGTTTTGTTTTAAACTCGTATTTTTCTAGCTTCATAAGATTCGTCCTTTATTTTTCGTTATTTATTAAAATATGTCTTGCCATTGACATGACAAATAGTATAAGATGAATTTAGAAATGAGTAAAGAAGTTTTAGAGATCAAAATATACCAAACTGACATCGGTTACACAATGAGTATCGATGAAGAAGTTCCTTTATTACCAAGCGGCTATGACATTTCATTTACATCTTTAAATGAAATTCTTTGTTTTTTATTTTATGAATTTAGTAAAGATAATATTTTTACCATTGTTGCTTGTGAAGGTGACGATAGTATGGAACAAATCATTGAATTTGAAATGGATGCTAAATTAAATGCAAAAATTAACAATCAAGAATTTACCAATAATGTATTGGTATTCAAACCGAAGGAAGATAAATGAATATGAAAGAACATCTAGAAATGGTCAAACGTATACAGGCAGATTTAGAACTACAACAAAAAACTAAAGTAATAAAAAAGAAAAAGAAACAAGAAAAAAAGGAGAAATAAAATGGCGATAGAAATATTATTTGAAAAAGAAACCGAAAGAAAAGTACAGTCTTTAAATCAAGATGAGCTAAAAAGTTTAGCTGAACTGTGCGACAAACTACTTCGCTTGCAAGGGACCATAGGTAATACTGAAGATCGTTTGCAAAGACTCAAAGAAGCAGAAAAAAATCTCTCCGAAGAAGTGATTCCACTGCGTTTACAAGAATTAGGTATACAAGACTTACGTCTCAATGACGGCTCGCGTATATCAGCAGAACCTTATTATGGCGCTCGTATCTCAAATGAAAAACTTGAGGCAGCACACAAATGGCTAAGAAAGAATGGTCACGGCGATCTTATTAAGAACGTCGTGAGCCTACAGTTTGGCCGTGGTGAAGATGAGCGTGCTAAAGAAGTGATAAATACCTTAATGAAGGACGGGTTAATACCTGAACAGAAACAAAGTGTTCATCCTAGTTCACTCAAGGCGTTCGTTCGCGAACAAGTTCAGTCGAACAATCAGGGGTTTGACCAAAAAGCCAGAGAGTTATTCTCTGTCTATGAGGGCAGACGAACTAAAATTGTCAAATAACAAATAAAGAGGAACGAATATATGGCAACAAAGAAAGCAACTGGGAGTTTAGTCTCCCTATTTGAAGGTGTCGAAGAGAAAGGCTTCGGCGATGTAACAACGGATGATCTGCGAACTCCGCGTATTTCCATTATACAGGCACTGTCGCCACAGCGACAAAAAGCGTCGCCTGACTATAATGCTGATGCAGAGGAAGGAGATATTTTCTTTTCAGGCAACAATACAGTCGTGTCGGGCGATGAAGGATTATTGTTTTTACCGGTATGGTATGCAAAAACATTAGTTGAATGGAAGCTCCGTGAAAAAGGTGGTGGTTTAATTAAGGTACATCCAGCGGATAGTGACTTAATGAATCGCTGTACTAGAGACTCTCAAAATAGATTGCTCACACCGTCTGGGGAAACTCAGTTGACTGTGACTGCAAATCATTATGGGTATGCTTTGATTGATGATAAGCCAGAAAAATGCGTCATAAGTATGACTGGCTCACAATTAAAACACTCTAGGTTCTTCAACACCTTAATACAAGGTACGAAGATAGAAGGAGAGAAAGGTACGTTTACACCACCTTCCTACTCACATTGGTATGCGATCAAAACTCAATCAGAGTCCAATGATCGTGGTTCTTGGTACTCTTACCAGATATCGCAAGAACGTCCGCTAGCTACGAAAGAAGAGGATTTGTTTATGGAAGCAAAAGACTTTTCTGAATTTTGTGCCGGCGGTGGTATGGAACAATTACCAAACAAAAGTAGTAATACAGAAGCCATAGAAGATACTTCTAAAGCCCTGTATTAATTTTTTACAAAGGTCTTTTTATTAAGATTTTTTCAGCCTTTGTAAAACAACCGAGTGGTGGGTAGTCTTTAATTGCTCACCACTCACCTTAACAAATTATACTTATGACGCAAACCACAGAAGAAAAATTCATGCAAATATTTTCAGGCTTAGATAGAGCATACGGAGTGTATGAAATAACTGGGCACAAGAACACCGCTAAAGGTGTCAAAAAAGACGGTAAAGGCCGTACTTTGCAAGAGCCGTTAACTTTAGACCTTTGGCAGAAACATCTTGCTGGAGAGCTGTCTATCGGCATTATTCCACTAAAGGATGATGAAACCTGTAAGTGGGGTTGCATAGATATAGACGAATATCCAATTGATGTTAAAAAAATTATTAAGTCCGTAGAAGAAATGAATTTGCCCGTGGTCCCTTGTTCAACGAAATCAGGTGGGGTACACCTATTTTTATTTACTAAAGAACCGGTACCGGCAATAAAATTTAAAAACAAATTAGAAGAAATAGCTGCAGCACTAGGACGAACTGGAGATGAAATATTTCCCAAACAATATCAATGGTCTACTCAGCTACCAAAAGAAAGACAAACAGGTAATTGGTTAAACATGCCTTACTTCTCTGGAGAAGATACTACTAGGTATGGCTTAAATAGTTCTGGTGATGCTTTGTCCCCCGAAGAATTTATAGAGTTTGTAAACAAGAAAGCGATCACTGAAAAAAAGTTAGATGAATTACTCCCAGTTAAGAAGTCGAGAAGAAGATTAATAGCTAAAGATACAGATGATATCTGGAGCGAAGCACCACCTTGTTTAGTACACATGAAACTAAACGGTGTTCCAGAGGGCTGTCGTAATACAGCATTGTTTTCTTATGGAGTCTTCTTTAGAAAGGTGCATCCAGAAAGCGAAGAATGGAAAGATAAATTATATGAAGTTAATAAACAGGTTTGTTCTAAACCTGTATCACATAGTGAAATGACAGCTTTAATATTAAGCGTAGAAAAATCAGACTATCGTTATCAGTGCAGTCAACCACCGTTAGTTGATTTTTGTCAAAGCGGTATTTGTGTGACTAAACGTTTTGGTATTGATGCGGCAGAACGCGACCCAGTGTTTGGTGGATTAAGAAAGTATTTAACAGACCCACCACTTTGGCATTTGGATATGGATGGCAGAACTATTGTTTTAGAAACAAAACAACTACACAACTTCTCCATGTTTCAGCAAAGATGTATGGAGGTACTCAACACTTGCCCACCAGATGTTAAGAAAATAGATTGGGTAGCTAGACTGAATACTTTATTACAAGATGTACAAGAAGTAGATATGCCTTCTGATATGACCAAGAGTGGTCAGTTGGAAGAAGGGATCATGGAGTTTTGTGCTAGTACAGAATCAATCTCACGTTTGGCTATTATGTCTGGCGGTGCGTATCGCTTTGAAGATGATCGGGTTAAACCACAGTGGTGGTTCAGAGGCAGAGATGTCGTTAAATATATACATGAATACAAAGGTATGAAGACTGTTAAAGAAGCAGAGATTTTTGATGAGCTAAAAAATATGGGCGCAAACAATTTAGCTAAGTGGATTGATAAGAGTGTGGGTAATAAGAATATTTGGGTGTTGGATGTAATAGAAGTAGATAACAGTCACATCACAGCAGATGATTTTAGGAAACCAATTACAGATAAGGAGTGGGAATAATGTTAAAAGCAGACGGATTTGATGAAGCAATTATTGGTTATACCTATGACATGGTAGCCCAAGAAGAAAGATTAATTTATTCAGTTGAGAAATGTATTGAGATTTTAATGCAAGATGATATGGATTATTTAGAAGCTAGAGAATATTTAGACTTCAATACTATTTGTGCTTATGTTGGTAAACAAACACCTATATTTTTAGAAGATATAGAGGGTATAGAAATATGAGCACAGCTTTGAATATTAAAAAATATTTTGGCCCTCCGGGCACAGGCAAAACAACTAAGTTGTTGGGTCTTGTTGAAGAACATTTAGAGTCTGGCGTACAACCAGATCAAATGGCATTTGTTTCTTTTTCTGTGAAAGCTGCAACTGAAGCAAAGAACAGAGCTAATGCAAGTCTTGGTTTAGGCTTTGATGAGATGCCTTACTTTTGTACCAGTCATGCCTTCTGCAAAAGAATTATGGGTATTGGTCGTGTTATGGCTGGTGAAGACGTAAAAGATTTTCTAGAAGAGTACAGTTTTAACCTCACTAAAAATTATAAATTAGATAATCGTCGAAGTATTCAGTCCTTGGTCGAAGATCCCTACTTCCAGATCATTGAAAACGCTAAGACAAATTGTCGAACTGTTGAGGAAGAAAGGTTGGCGACAATCATTTCTTTGCGCAAAAACATAAGCCCAGTAATGTTAACTTCAATAGCTGAAGCATGGGAAGAGTATCGCTTAAAGAGTGTCCCAGTTATATATTCTTTTGCGGATATGATAAATAAATTTATTAAAGAAGGTACACCACCGCCATTAAAGGTGCTGGTTGTAGATGAAGCTCAAGATTTAGCCGAACTAAACTGGCAGTTGGTAGATAAATTAACTAAGAATGTAGATATAACCTACATTGCAGGAGATGATGACCAAGCAATATACGAATGGAACGGAGCCAAACCACAACGTTTTGTAGACTATCAAGGGGACAAAATTATTCTAAACCAGTCTTTTCGCATACCAAAAAAGGTACACGAAGTTGCTGAAGTAATATCAAAACGAATAAAGGTACGCGAAGAAAAAGAATACAAGCCTAGAAAAGAAGAAGGCAGTGTCACAGAGATATCTTCTGTTAACTTATTACCTTTAGAAAAGGGTGAATGGTTAGTACTAGCCTCTTGTGACTATATGCTCTCAGATGCAGCCAAAGGCTATGGTATTAGAAAGTTCTTGATAGACAATGGTTTTGTTTTTTCTCACAATCACTATCGTTATATACCGCATAAAATGATGGCAGCTATGTCAGCTTGGGAAAAATTAAATACTGAAGGAGAGATTACAGTAGCTCAGTTGGGCGATCTGTATAACTATTTAGGCAAGACTCATGTCAAGCGTGGGTTTATTACTAAAGTTTTAAATGAAGAAAACAAAAGTCAATTAGTAAACAAAGAACAAATAATAAATATATACGGACTGAAAGAAGAATGTTTAGACGAAGAATGGAAAGAAGTCTTTAGTAAAACTATTGATATACAACGTCGAGCTTTTATTGAGAAAGCTATGGCAAACAATGAAGACCTTTTTGGTGAGCCGAGAATAGCTATTTCAACTATTCATCAAGCCAAAGGAGGAGAAGCAGAGAATGTTGCAGTCTTGTTGGATTTATCTCCAGCTCAACAGCAAGATTTTATTTTAAACCCAGACGGCTTACACAGACAATTTTACGTAGCGGTGACAAGAGCACTACAAAATTTATATTTGGTTAAAGCTAAAAGCGAAAACTATAGGTACTTAATATGAGCGCATTTAAACCAGCAACGGAATGGATTGCCCCGGATGTATTTCCAACAGAACTTTTAATTAATGCAGAAGAAATAGCCATTGATACAGAAACTAGAGACCCTAATTTAATGTCGGCTGGTCCCGGATACATCAGAGGGGATGGTGAAGTAGTAGGTATTTCAGTAGCTTGTGATGGCTTTGAAGGGTACTTTCCGTTTGCTCATGAGACTGGATTTAACTTTCCAAAAAACAAAGTCGTCAATTTCTTTAAAAAAGTTTTGGCTAGCGACAACGATAAAGTATTTCACAACGCTACTTACGATGTCGGTTGGTTAGAAAGTTTAGGTATAAAGATTAACGGTAGGATTATTGACACTATGATTGTGGCACCGTTAGTGGATGAGAACCAATTTTATTATTCCTTAAATGCTTTGGGTAGGCAGTATTTGAATGAAGGCAAGACTGAAACAGAATTGAATCAGGCTGCTGCTGAATGGGGACTAGATCCAAAAGCAGAAATGTGGCGCTTACCGTCAGCCTATGTCGGTACGTATGCTACGCAAGATGCTGTGCTTACTTTAAAACTTTGGAATTATTTTAAGGTTGAAGTAGAAAATCAAAACCTTTGGAATGTATTTAATTTAGAAATGGAAGTACTACCTTTAATTATTGAGATGAAAAGAAGAGGTGTACGTGTAGATGTTGAAAGAGCTGAACGAGTTAAGAAAGACCTTATCAGCAAAGAGAAAAAATTAATTAAACAGATTCAAAAAGAATCGAGCGTAAAAGAAGTACAGCTATGGGCAGCACGTTCACTGGCTAAAGTATTTGATAATCTCGAGTTAACTTATTTAAGAACACCTACTGGTCAACCTAGTTTTACTAAAGCTTTTTTAGAAAACCACACGCATCCAGTGGCTAGTATGATTAGAGAAGCTAGAGAACTTAATAAATCGCACAGTACTTTTATAGATTCTATTTTAAAACATGCTCACAATGGTCGAATACATGCAGAAATAAGACAACTAAAAGGTGAGTCTGGTGGCACAGTCACAGGTCGGTTGTCCATGAGCAATCCAAACTTGCAACAAGTACCTGCGCGTAATAAAAATATAGGCCCATTGATAAGATCATTGTTCTTACCGGAAGAAGGTGAGCTTTGGTGTTCAGCAGATTTTAGCCAGCAAGAACCTAGAATACTTACACACTACTCGGATTTATCTAAGTATGAAGGTGCTGAAACTATTGCCGAAGCCTATCGAGAAGGCGACGCAGACTTTCATCAAGAGGTAGCAAACCTAGTAGATATAGACAGAAAGACTGCTAAGACTATTGGTTTAGGAATAATGTATGGCATGGGTAAAGGTAAACTAGCGGATCAGCTTGGTGTTACTTTGGAAGAAGCTGCAGATATTCTAAGTAAATTTAATACGTACGCACCATTCGTGCGCCAGTTAGCAGATTCGGTTATGCGTAGTGCTAATCAAAAAGGTTACATAAAAACTTTACTAGGCAGACGCTGTCACTTTGATATGTGGGAGCCAGTTAAATATGGTACTGGTCGTCCACTTAAATACAAAGAAGCCGTGCATGAATACAACGGCGAAGTTAAAAGAGCGTTTGTCTATAAAGCGCTAAACAAATTAATACAAGGCTCGGCGGCAGATATGACCAAACGAGCCATGGTCGAGTGTTACAAAGCAGGGTATACCCCGCTTTTACAAGTTCATGATGAGTTAGTATTTTCTGTATCTTCTAAGGAAGACGTGGAGAAGATAACTAAAATTATGGAAGAGGCTGTGTCTCTGTCTATACCTAATAAGGTAGACGCAGAGGTAGGCAAAAACTGGGGTGATTCTATGGAATCACCAAACAATAACTTATAATTGGAGATCCTATGGATATCAATAAATGGAAAAGCGTAGCAATACGTAAAGAGATCGTCGAACTGGCTGCTGAAATAGGCAAAAAGACAGAACGACCTACAAGTAATGTGTTTGCTTTCGCTGTCAAGCGTTTAGCTGAAGACCTTGAAAAAGGTAAATTGACAGAAGTACCAAAAGCATGAAGCACGAAATAAAATATGAGTCGCCTTATGAGTATGGCAACTTCTCTAGTGAAGATCGTAAAGAAGGAAGATTCTACGATTGTAATGGAGTTAAGTTGCCGTCGGTAACGACCATACTTTCTGCTACTAAGAAAGATACTGACACATTAACTAAGTGGATTGAACGGGTTGGTGAGGAAGAGGCCAATCGTATTCGTAATGAAGCGGCGGCAAGAGGCACGCACGTTCACCACATTTTAGAAAAACAAATTGTTCACGGTAATCTGTGGGACTATACCCCGGATACTGGCGAAGAAAAACGTGCCTATAAAATGGCCTGTAAAATTATGGATGAAGGTTTTCCTAGAATTGGTCAGGTGTATGGTTGCGAAGTGTCTTTATACAACCCAGATAAATATGCTGGTCGTGCTGATGTGGTTGGAGTCTTTGAAGGCGAACCAGCTATTATGGATTTTAAGCAAACTAACAAACCAAAAAAGCGTGAGTGGATTGAAGATTATCTTTGTCAATTAGTCGCGTACGCTCTTGCACACAACGCCCTATATGGCACGAATATACAAAAAGGAGTCATTCTCATGTGCTCTGTCGACCTTATTTATCAAGAATTTGTAGTGCAGGGAGATGAGTTTAAACGCTGTGCGGATCTTTGGTTAGAGCGTGTTGATAGATACCACAACGAAGTTTTAAGTTTGTTTGATGGTATGAGTAGTGGGTACTGAAAATATAGGAATGGGTGTTGTAGGTGTAAGTAAATCTATTGAATACAGTACGCCATTAAAAATAGTAAATCCTCTTATAAAAGAATTTTCTCTTACAAGAGATGTTTGTGCTAGTAAAGACAACTATAAACTAAAAGAATATTGGACAATAGATGATGATGCACTAACAAAAACTTGGGAAGGTAATTGTTGGATGAATCCACCATTCAATAGAAATTTAGGTAAATGGATACAAAAAGCACACTACGAAAGACATAGTGGTACTAAAGTTTGCTTATTTCCAGTTAGGGCAAATACTAAATGGTGGGCAAAGGTCTGTGTAGATAGTGAAATAAGATTTATAAACGGCGAAGTTAATTTTAATGATGAACCAAGAGGTTTGTGGGCTGCTATGTGTATTATGATATTTGGCGAACAAGCAAAAGTGGGAACATTCTCAGTAATAGATTATAGAAATAAGGAGTAAATTATGGCAAAGAATGAAACAAATAAAGTTTTAAATGTCGTCGAGGGAAAGGAACTCAAAGTTTAAGTTTAGTCTGTTCCTTCTGTAGAAACTAAGTTGGTTATTTATTTCTACTCTAGGGTAGTATCTTGCAGGAGATACTACTGCTCCCGATTGAATCATTTTTTTAGTTGCTAAATCAAAGTTTTTTCTAGCAGACTTTGGCGGTTTGTATGGTGTAAATATTCCTCTTATTATATTACTTCTCATTCTTCTGTTCCCAATTCTATCTTTAAATTGTTTTCTTGCCTGTCTTTTATCAAGACCCAGTCTAGTAAGAGCTTCGTAATCTCTGTATAAATTTTGTTGAGCTTTAAAACTAGCTCGTTGTGAATTTTTAAAAGCATCTTTTACATCTTCAGCCGAAACTGCACCCGATTGATAAGTTATTTTAGTAAATAACCTTTTTGCTGAAGTTTCTGATTTTTTAAAGTCACTAATAATAAATGGTAAAGATTGAGTTGGGTTTACGCTAGATACTTTTAAACCCATTAAACCTAACATAGCATCATCAAACTCTTGTCTATTACCGTATTTATCAAAAGCAAATTCGCCGGCTTTCCCTCCTTGATTTAGTCGACTTAACTGTTGCATAAAACCCGGTTGCGCTTTTTCAAAAGCATACTCAAACTTGTCTTTAGCATAATTACCCCAAGTATCTTCTGGGTTAGCTATAAGAGCTCCGTTGGGTTTTCTATTATTATATAACTCCAAAAGTAATCCGGGCGCTATAGAAAAACTTAGGTAAGGATCAGTTAACTCACCTATGGCTTCTCCAATACCGCTAGCCACACTCGCTGGAATACTGCGACCTGTAGCTTGGCCTTCTCTTGCAGCTCCAATTACAGTTGGAATCATACGGTGTACCGTGTCGTAAACAAATAAATGACTACCATCCATGTAATCAAATCCACCGCCCTCTTCTGCAGTTCTTTTTCTAATTGGAATAATAAAATTATTTTTAGCAAAGTCAGGCATAATTCTTCTAGCTGCCTCTATGTCTTCATCATCAACACCTGATTCTGCTTTACCATAAGCTAGTGCCATAGCAGGTAGTCCAGCGGCCATTGTGCCAAGACCCAATAATCGACGATAACCCTGTATCATTTGTTGTGAGTTCCCGGATAAAATTTCTTTACGACCTAACCAAAGAATATTAAATCCAGTTCTAATAATTTCTGTTGGGAAAGCAACAAAATTACCAAGAGGTAATTTTCTAATAACTTTTACAAAATTACCAACGTAATCATAATTTGGAATAGTGTGTCGTACTTTGTAAGAAGCTAATGCGTTTAACATTTGTTCGTAATTTAAACCGTCTATTTTTAAATTATTAAGTTGTTTAGCAAAATCTAACATGCCCTCCATACCAATATCTGAGTTTTCATAAGCACGTTTTAGTTTTCTTTTTTCCGAAACAAAAGAAGCTATCTTAAAAAAATCATCTGCGGCTGAATATATCTCTGCTGGTTTACGACCTATTTTGGTTACGCCTTTAATGCTTTTACCAATAAAAGCATTTTTGTTAGTTAAAAATGCTAAAAACTCACTCATAGACCTATACGCTCCAGATCCTGCTTCGTTAAAGATAGCTAACATATCCTGTAGTCTTACGTTGGTATTTACAATACCTAAATCTTGTAGTTGTTTATAAAGTTTTTCTCTGTGCAAACGTTCAGAAATAGGTTTTCCGGAAGAGTCATAACCAGTTCCGGATAGCTCATAGTACACAGTTTTCATTGCTTCACTAAAATCGCCGATGTTTAAATGACCATTAGCCATGTAAAACATGCTAGCTGTAAATGCGTTACGTACTTGTGCAGTTACACTGTAAACAGTTTTAAAAGATTGTGCGATAGCTTTTGGAACAAGAAAAAATGAGTCATAAAATCTATTTATTCCACTCTTGTCTTGTTTATTTAAAGACAATGCCTCTGCTAATTCTTTAGTTGTGTATAGTCCATCTATTGGAGAATCCATTAATGGAACTTCTGTATTAAATTCTTCTGTCTTGTTAATTGCAAATACAAGACTCCCAGTCTTATTATTTTCTTCTAAAAGTTTTTGATAAAAGTTGTAGTTTTCTACGTAACTTGTAAGTCGGTTAACGGTTGTTGCAACTATTTGAGAAGGATTAGTCATCTCCCCAAACAAGCCTTTTAGTTCCGGAGGCAGCTTTTCTCTTTGTTGTAAGAACTGGTTTATTGGAGATACCTTACCTTCATCATTAGTAACTTCCCCTGCTCGAGTTTGAACTAAGCTAGAACTAACACCTTCTTGATTTAAAGATTGTTTTATTATGTCATTTACTGCTCTAATAGCTTTTTCCCTAGAAAACTTTTGATCTTTCATGTAATAATCAACTGCTACGTCAAACGCTTTTTTCTGTTCTTTACTTCTTTTACCAAAAAAACTAGCTGGGTTCCAACCAGTTGTTGGATCAAATAACTTATAGCTTCTAGTTACGTACGCTCCTAATTGAGCTTTAATAATATCTCTTTTTGTTTCCTTAATTGTTTGCTCGCCTTTTTCGTAAGTAACTTTTTCTTCTAAAATGCTAGCGGGCAATTCAGCTAAAACTCTCTCACTAAGAGAGTCTATTGCGGTACGAATTTCTGTAGCTATTTGACGCATACTTTCTGGCAAAGCTTCTAATGGTGCTACGTCCACTCGACCGCCTTCAGCTAAATCTTCTCGTAAAAGAATAATACTTTTATTCAACGAATCTTTTTTTAATTCATCGGTAGTTGTATTTAATTGTTGATTTAACTTGTCTATTTGTGTTTGTTTTTCAATCCTTTGTTCTTCTGTCAATGGTTTTCTAGTAAAACTTTTGTCTAAAAAATCTCTAAACAATAAATCTATTTCTGTTCGATTGGCAAAAGAACCATCTAACACAACAGCATCTGCAGCTTGCTCGTATGAAAGTGCAAGTTGTTGAGCAAGTTTATTTAAGGCTCTTTGACGACCAAGTCTTAATCTATCTAATTCAAAAACAGTTTGACCCAAACCACCTTGCGGAGTGAACTGTTTTTTAAAAAATCCTAAAACTTTAAATATAAAGTTGTCTTGTATCATAGGTATATCACCTCTAAGTGCGTCATAGTTTTTTATAACTACACTAAGCGGTTCTGTTTCTTGGTCAACTTCGCCATAAATTCTAGTTGCTTGCTCCTCATATTTTTCGTTTGTAATTTCAGCAAAAGTTTTACCTGACTCTTGATCAACGTACTCATAGCCAACAATGTTTTCTCCACTTGTAATTTCTTTTTTAACAAATGTGTACACGGTATCTTTTATTGAAGCAGTAAATTGTTGTACTAAACTTTTTTCTGGTTGCTGTACATTAATTTTTTCTTTAACAGCAGATTGTTGTTGTACAGAGTTATCGCTTACTATAATTGTGATAGGCGTATTTTTTTCAGCAAAGGTTAATTGCTCTTGATTTTGTTGAATGTTATATTTTTTTTCTGCAATATCTTTAGCTAATTGTTTTTTTGTAAGTTTATTTTCCATTAAATCTTGCAAAACTTTTTGAAAAGACTCGTACTTGTTAGGCAGGAATTCATTTGCTGCAGCAGCTAAAATTTCATTGCTTTCTGTAGCTAGTTTATCTATGTAACCTTTAAATAAATAAGGTTGACTTAAAAGCTGCGTCTTACCAGTATTAATGTATTCGTTTTGAATATTAAATACAGCTAAATCTTGAATAGCTTTTTGTACAGAACCCTGTCCTGCATAAGTTTTTCCCGTAGCCCGTTTTGCTTCTTCCACTATCTGTTGATTAGTTACTTCTCCAGCTGCAATTGCTTTTTTAATTCTTTTAATTTCTTCTCTTTCTAAGGTGGCTTTAGTTAATTCAGGAGCAGACAACTGTTCTATTCGAGATTTAAAATCTTGGTTTACAATTTCTTGCGTTTTAGTTTTTTTTATTTCTTCTACAAGTTGACTTTTATTTAAGCTGCCCCAATCTTTAACAGTGCCAAATTCTGTAATTGCAAAATTTACTAAATCTGTTTTTGTTAGATTCTCTAATCCTGTATCAAGTGCATATTGTTCAGCAGTTGCTGCAGAAGTTTCAACTAATTCATTGTATTCTTGAGTAGCTTGGATATTGTCTTTTAAACTTTTGGCTCTGATACCACCAGCAAATGCTCCGACTGGTGCTCCACCAACTGCTCCTAAAGCAAAAGAATTAATTAACGCGCTTGTAAGTTCTTGTTCGTCGGTGCTTACGCCTGTGCTATTTTCAGCAATAACTGATTTTAAAAATTCTTGACTGGCTTCAGTAGAACCTTCTACTACGGCTGCAGCTAATCCTTGAGCAACTGCACGTCCAGCAATGTTAGGTGTGACACCACGTTCTACTAAACTTTTTACTGTTTCATCAAAAAGTTCTCTACCAAATTTATCTCCAAGACCTGTTCTTTTAGCTATCTGAGGTATGACACCTTTTAAACCAAACGCTAGTGCCGCTGTATCTAGCGCACCAATGACTGCACCACCACCTAAAGCTGCAAGCGGATCTTCATAACCATTACCAGCTCGGGCCTTTAATTCTCGATCTACTTCACCAGCTCCTAAAAAAGATGATGGCAAGAAAGATCCAAGAGCACCACCAATAAGGGCTCTAGTTGCAGCCGTTCCTACTGCTGCTGGTATAGCGGCGGCACCAAGTGCAGCACTACCCACAGCTAAACCCAAGCTAGCTACAACACTAGGTATGACTTGAGGTATGGCATTAGTGAATAACCAATCCATGCCTTTATTTAAATCGCCGTCAATGTCTTCAATTGTCATTGGTCGACCGTACTTGGCTGCTTGTTGTTCGTTACGAATAACTCCTTCATCGCCAATACGTTTTAATGATTCGTTACCAAATGCTTCCCCAAGCACACGTATACCAGCAAAACCTGTAGCTTGTAGTTCGTCTACGCTTTGTGCAAAAACTTGGAGGAAATTAGGATCGTCAACGTCTGTGGTAGATGGAGTTGTAGTAAAACCAGAAAGAAATTCGTCTTCCGTAATTTCTCCGGCCATGTACTGTTCATATTTAGTAGCCATGACGCGTTTTTAAGTTAAGCTGCTTTACTAGCAAATTCAGCTAAAATTGATTGTAAAGGAGTATTTTTATCTTTATTTCTTTTAATTCTAAGATATTGAGCAAAATTAGCACCGTCAACTTTACCGGCTGGAATTACTGCTTGTCTAGATTTTGGTAAAGTTCTACCACTTAATATGTAACTTTCTAAAACGTCTTCTTCACTCTCATCTCTTAAAAATGAATTAAAAGCATTTTCATTGGCTTCATCCATTTTTGAATCTGCTTCATATCTTTGTAGTAACGCTTCTCTATCCGCTTTAGCCGAAGCTAAGTTTGATTGTCCTACTACATCCATGAATCCTAAGACACCACCTTGTTTAGATTTACCTGTCATTAAAGCAGCATTACGAATGTCTTCAGCACTTTGTCCTAACAAGTCTTTAAGCTCGGGTTCAGTTGTAGTAGCTGAAGTATCTGAAGTTGCAGTATCTGAAGTTGTAGTAAGTACAGTGTCTTCAGTTTTAGTAAGAACATCTAATTTCTTTTGAGCATCTTCTTTAGATGCTTCTGCAGTAAACCTGCTAGTTATTAGATCTGTTAATCTTTCTATTTCTTTCTGTTTATCTGCTTCTGCTTTGTCTTCTTGTTTGCTAACAACTTTTCCAGATAATGTTATTTGTTCCTGTACTAAAGCATCATGTCTTTTTTTTATGTTTTCGGGCATTTTTTCATAGCTTCCGTAAGAATTTATTAATTGATTTTTTTTATGTTCCAGCCGGTAAAAACGAGATGAATTTGAAAAAGGAAGAAAAGAGGTTATATTCTTACTAAGATTTTTCATCGATTCCTTTCCTTCGTTTGAAATATGCAATCCTCCATGTTCCATACCCGGTATCTCTAGTCCTTGGTCCATCGACGCTACTTGCATGTCTTCTTCATCAGGTTCTAAGGCGGCAATACTAGGGAACATTACTTCTAATTTTTCAGCAAAGTCATCGGTCAACAAAGTAACTTGTTCTGGTAAAACTTCTACATTTAATTTATTAGCTATGTCCGTTACTTTTCTTTTAAACAGACTGTCGGCTTTAACAATAAAGTCTCCTATCTGCGTTTTTAAATTCATTGGGTCTAAATTTTCCTGAGATTTTTCAGTGATTAAACGTTCAATAGTTTGTTGTAAAATATTTTTTTGTTCGTTTACTTGAGTCATAAACAATGCTTCTTTACTAGAGCTATCTCCAGTCGTATCTTCAGCAACCATTTCAACACCGCCGACAGGATCTTCCATAGGGATAGTAGTTGTTGCATCTCCAATTGGCATTGTTGTTGCATCTCCAATTGGCATTGTCGTTGCTGCCATTGTATTTAATGCTTCATTAATTTGTTGGTCGCCAGACTCAAACACTTCTGGTACTAAAGCACCAGCTTCCATACCAATGGCTTGGTCAAATGTTTCAGTTGCTCGATTAAGTTTGCTTCTTGCTTCAAAAGGCATAGAGTAAAAATCTTCATAAACATCTGGATATTTTTTTTCTATATATCTAAGTTTTAAATCTTTTACGTTGCCATACTCTTTAATAAAATCTCCTCCTGTTTTAGTGCCGTCCATATATTCTGCCATTAAATTTTTAACAAAATTATTAGCTTCAATATCAGCTCTAATTTTTCTTTCCGCGTTGTCTCTTTTATTTTGTCTTACTTTATTTACATCGGTTTCTATGCCTAAAGATTCCAACATATTATTTATGCCTCTTTCCATAAAATTTTCTTTTGGTACTAAAGCACCAGCTTCCATACCGATTGGCATACCTACTGTGCCACCATTGACGTAGTTTTGTGGATTAATAAACCCACCGTTTTCATAGCCCATTTTTTCAACAACGTCAGGAGCTACTTTA